ACACATAATTTTGCAAGTGGAGGTGATTCTTTTAAACTAGCTTTGTACACAGCCGGATCTGGTTCACCATACGCAGCTACTGCTACAGTATATGACTCATCAGTTTCTAACGAAGTTAGTTCTGGTGGTGGTAGTGGATACACTACTGGTGGAGTAGCATTAGCAAGTCAAGCAGTTGCAACTGGGACAGGAACAGCAACAGTTGATTTTGCTAATCTAACTTTTTCAAGTGCAACTTTTGGTGCAGCTTACGGCGTTATTTATAACGACGATAAATCAGATAAGTTGTGTGTAATTTTAGATTTTGGTGGAACAAAGACAGCAACCAATGGTGACTTCACTATTGTATTCCCTGATCCAAGTACACCAGCAAA